AGAAAGCTGGGGTATATGACCCACTTACTACACGAGCTACTAATAATGATGTGCCTCCATTATTAAAATAATTGTAAGCTGCTATTGAGGTAAAGTAAGTTAATATATCACTATCACTACCACTTGTGAAAGTAGTACCAAATTTTTGTTGATATTGACTATATGAAGTAACTATTGTAGGTATACCAACAGGTCCTCTTACAGTTGGACCTATGATAGCCGCTCCGGCTGTTACTGGGCCAGCGGTTACAAATGAGGTATCATTTTCTCTCGCTAATACACCTGGTGATATTAATGTTTCTGCCATGTTTTAGTATTGTGTTTTAATTTTTGTTATAAATATCTTAAAAGTACTCAAAATTATAAGGTAGGAATAAATTCTCCCTTTTCTAGATCAATATTTCCATCACCGTATTTTTCTTGTAATTCTTTTCCAATTTTAGCTTCATTTTCAATTTGTTTTAAAACTTGATTTTTTAAAAATTGTTTTTTAGACTCTAAAATTGAAATTTGATACTCAATATCACCTAAAGTAGTGAGTAAATTTAGTTGATTTTCTTGTAATTCTTTTAATGACTGAATTTCTTCTTGGGTTAAAACTTTTGATTCCATTGTTTTGTTTATAAATATACTATTAAGATGTTAAATTATTAATATTGTTAACAATTTCTGTTGTAAAATTAATAACACTTTTATTTGAGAATTTATTAATTGATGTAAGATCTTTTTGCACTACATCAGGTATAATATAACCATGCATTCTTAATGTGAATGAACTTCTAACTGCTCTTTCAGCATTATCAGATAATTCAACAGTAGAAGCAAATGAATCAATATTTGTTTTAAATTTAAACCGTTCAGGATCACCCCAATATGCGTCAGCAGCGTACTCAACAGCCTCAATAATCTTATTTAATTGTTCATTATAATAAGTAAATATAACACAATCATATGTAACTGTTAGATAATCTGGGACTACAGTAGCATAATATGTTTCTTCTGGTTTTATATTGTTTAATATACTAAAATTACTATATGCGTTTTGTTTACTATATTTTTTTCCAGTAATTGCTATATTATGGGGATCATTAGCATCTAATTTATTAGTTAAAGATCTATTTCTTTCAATATTATTTCTTTTAAACATTAAAAGAGGAGCCATTATTTTACCATTTAAATCTCTATAGTAGCCATCTTTTTGGTATGATTTCCATTTTTCAGGAGAACCATATATAACTGGGACTGGTAGTAATTCTTCATTTTGCTTAACTGTAGGGCGGATAACGTTTTGGAAATAATACATTACAGCCCAGTCTAAATCTTCTAAACCAATAGATAAAGGTTTTACAGTGTCATCTTTAAATGAAGTTTGGTTTGCTCTATTAATTATATTAGCGTTATTAGGATTACCTGTAGGAGAAAATCCAATAGCGTCAGTAGGAGGATTATAAGGTTCTTGTAAAGAAACACTTATTTCTCTTTGTGTTTTAGGTGTTACTTTTCTTTGTTTAGCCATTATAATCTTTGTTTAATAATATTTACTCTATCAGCTGGGATGTAATGTGCCTCACATATTAATGATACATTATAGCCAAATTGTTCTAATCCTGGGTTTAATGGGTTTGTATTATATGGGTATTGAGGGTCTTTACCTACAAAATATTGAGTATCTGTAGCTACATCTACTTCAAAATATGATTCTTGATATAGAATAACATCTCCAATTTCAACAACTAAATTAGCGTCTAAAAGATCATCTTTTAAGAAAGCAGCTTTAATGCTCCAATTAAAATCAACTCCTAAATCACTTGTACCATCTGATTTTCTTTCAATGGTAATTAAAGCATTTAATAATGTAGGACTGTTAAACCATCTACCATCAGATGCTTCACCATACATATTTACTTTAGTTTTATCTAAAGCATATTTGTAAACAGCAAGTTGTTGGGTAATAACATCACCTAACAACTCACGGTTGACTTTTCTAAACATTGATATATCTCTTGATGATCCAAATAAAGCCATTACCCGATATATATAGTCATTGGTACATTATTAATTTCTAGCCTTCTAAATTCACTTTCATCTTTTCTTCTTTCAAGTTGAGATTTTTTAGACATATCTGTTAAATATAATCTTAATCTTTCTATTAAAGCTGTTTTATCAGCTGTAGCAGATGCTAATAAATCTGACTGGTTTAATGTAACAGCTTGGTCAGGGATAGGTACTGTAGAGTATTTTCCTCGTACATATCCTAGCATTTCTTTACATAGTGCTAAAGTATATTCAAATATCCATTGTCTACCAATAGAATTAATTAAACTATAAGTTGGATTAACATATGGGGCATTTGAAGGATTTGTTACTAATTGAGAACCACTAGCAGGTTGAGCTATACTATTATTTATTCTATCTTCTACTTTAATATACTCAAACCAAATAAATCCTCCTCTACTATCATTATTATTAGGTATAGGGAATATTTTTAATTTATTATTTACAATTTCAAAAGAGTAAGCGGCTAAACGAATAGTGTTACTCATTTCTATACCTTGAACTACAGCGGCATCAAATGCTACAGGCATCATTAAATAACCACCCCCGTAACCACCACCATATATACCCCCATAAATACCAGCTGCTGGTACTCCACCTAGTCCACCAAATGCTCCTAAACCATAAGGAGCATACATTTGGTTTACAGCGGGTACTTCTTGGTAAAATACTCTTTTAATTTCAATTCCACCAGATATATTTTGACTTGTAGCCCAAGCTGCTAAATCATATTCTTGAATACTAGATGTTAAAGCTATAGATCCACTATACCAAGTTACATTTCCACCAACACCTGCTTCTTCACCATATTGTTGTGATAAACGAACAATAGTAGCCATATTAGGTGTTATAAGCGCGTTATTTACACTTGTATTAGCTGATGCACCCTCTAATGTTAACATATTGTCCATCGCTTGAAAAGCGTAAACCTCATTACCATATGTAGTTACAGCTTCTTCAAAAGCAGCATAGAAGTTTAAATCTTGTAGTTCAACTTCCATTATAGGGTATCCTAATCGACGAGCACAAAATGTAGTTACCTTGTCAGCATCTGTTTGGAATTGAGCATCATTATCATAAAATCCAAAAGGAGTACTTCCTGTGGTGAAAGAGCTAGATCCAGGATATATAGGAATATTCATGTGTTTGTTTTACTTATAAATATTAGTCTCTATAATCTGAGTAGAGTTTAAGTATAGGTTCTACAATTTCGTGTCTATGGTTGGTTTTAAGAGTAATTACTTTAACTCCCTTGATTTCGCTCTCTAATCGAGTAAAAAATCCAATTCCAGAATCTTTCTTTTGCTTTAAGTCAGTTTGAGTAATATCTCCACAGAATATCATTTTACCACCTTTACCTAAACGACCTAATATCATTTCTGTTTGACCATGAGTAATATTTTGACATTCATCTACTATCACTACAGCGTCAGGAAATGTTCTACCTCTCATAAACGCAAATGGCACAATTTCAATCTGTCCATCTGCTACCATTTTTTCTATTTTAGTCTTATCATACAGCATATGTAAGTTAGCATAGATAGGAGCCAACCATGGGTCCATTTTTTCTTTTAAGTCACCGGGTAGAAAACCTATTTCTTCTTTAGCAACAGTAGGTCTTGTAATAATAACTCGCTCAATATCTTTTCTAAATATTAGATCTAAAGCAACTTGACAAGCAACTAATGTTTTACCTGAACCAGCCATACCTTTTAATAAAGTAACAGGGTTATCTAAAATAACTTGTTTTGCTTCTTTTTGTTCTTCATTTAATGTTATCTTAAATGTGATCGGATTTTTAGGCTTCCTCTTTTCTTTGAAGATATTTTGTGCCTCTTCAGTTCTGTTGAAATCGGTCATGACTTATTATTTATATATAAATATTAACAAAAAAGCCCAGATTACTCTGGGCTTAATTGTTAGATATTATCTAAGGTTATCTTATAGGGTATTCAAACCATTAACTAAGATCTTACCATAGAATTCAGGACGTAACATCTTCTTAGCAAAACGAGTCAACAATCCTTTACGTGGTGTGAAGGTATTTGGATCGTAGATAAGAGGAGTCATGATCAACGGAATATATGGAGCGAATACAGCACCTGCTTCTAGGAACTGCTTACCACGGAAACCAACTAAGATAGTGTTTTCAGTCATGTAAGGGTTCTTATAAACAGTGTAACGGCTGTTGAATTGACCAGCTTTCTGTACACCAAATGCATATTCCATATCTGCTGCGTCTCCATTAGAGTTAGAAGCAAATCCTGGGATAGATTCGATGATAGTAGCTACTGTTGGAGATACTACAATAAAGTTAGCACCACCACGTAAAGTTAACTGATGGATCTTGTTACTTAACTTCTGGATTTTGGTACCAAGAGTTTGGAACCATTGACCTTGAGTGTTGTAGAATCCTAAACTAGCTGTTGGTAAAGTAGTAGCATTCAAAGTAACATTGTTAACAGCTGACCAATATTCAGTATTAGTTGAAGTTACATTTTCAATTAACATGTCTAAGATTTCAAGATCAATCTCTAAAGAGATGTACTCACTCATGATGTTAGTTAATTCAGCTTCAGCGTCCAAGTTTTGGTAAGCGTTCAAATCTTGTGCGAATTCAGGTGTCCAAGCAGCTTTTAACTTCTTAGTTTTAGCTGTGATTGCTTGAGATTGCATAGAAATGTTAATCTCTGGGATAACAATAGTTGTAGCACTTTCAGCATTAGGTGTTGAATATGAAGTAGCAGATGTATCTTCAAAATCACCACGATATTGATCAGTAGTTTTCTTGTTGTACTCAACTAAAGCTGTACCAGTTGGAGCAGCAGATGCGCTAACAACAAATCTAATAGTGTTAGTTGTAGAATCATAAGTAGTATAAGCATTTAAAAGACTACCAGCAGCTATACTAGATTGATTAGTTAAACCACTAATTATAAATCCACGAACAGCATCTAAGTCTGGGTTGCTAAGAACACTAGCTGAAATAGTAGCTGTAAATAACTTACCAGTACCTAAAGAAGCTGATAGATCTGAGTCATACCCAATCATAGCCCAAGTAGCTGTGCCAATAACTGCTTCAGAAGCGGCTACAGAACCAGAAGCTACAGAAGCTGAGAATTGGTTAGTAGAGTAAGTAAAACGACCAGCACCATATAATCCACCATTAGCAGCTGTATTAGCAAATGGTGTTGTAGTACTAGAAGCATTGCGGTTACCATATAAAGAATCACCTGAGGTGAATGGGTTCTTAGTAGTACCATATTGGAAATCTAAGAAGAATACAAGACCAGAAGGTAAGTTCATTGGTTGAACACTAACGAATTCTTTCGCTGCGATTTGACCGAATACCTTACGTACTAATGGTAATGCAATACCAGCCCAGTTTTCACCTGAGTTACCAGAGGTAAAATAAGATTGAGTTCCAGTAGCAGAAGATTCTACTACTAATTGCTTTGCTTGGTTTTCTAACATCAAAGCCATGTTGTTACGGTTGACATCCTCACCCAAACCTTCTAAAAGGCCAGTTTTAGACCACTTGTTAGCTAACTTAGCAGCGTCGCTTTGAAGTGATTTCCATGGGTTTGCAGATTCAACTAATGATTGAATTGTTTCCATTTTTTTAATTTATTGGTTTTAGTTTATTTTAATTTAATTTTTTATTTACGCAAACCTGCTAATCTTTGCATACGAGCAAAAGCATCATTTACTTCAATAATTGGTTGTTTTGATTCAACAGGAGCACTTACTGTTCTAGAAGCTGATCCTAATGATTCTTTAATTGTGTTCTTTTTAGCAGTTGATGCTTTTAAAGACTCAGTTAAAGTTTCATATACTAATTTTACTTCTTTTACTGTTTCGGCTTTGTCGAATGTGTTTAAAACCTTTACTTTTTCAGATTCGGTAAGATTCTTTGCTTTGAAAATTTTGTTTGTGTAAAGAAGTTTAGCGTTTAACAAATTAACTTCATTAAGTTCAGCACGTAATTCATTAATTGTTTCTTCCATTTCTTTAGCTTCTTCAAAAGTACCCATAGTTGCGGTGTCTGAACCTCCTTTTAGGCCTAATCCATATTTTTCACTAGCAGCTGTTCTAGCAGCTTGTAAAAATGGACCTTCGATTTGGTTTTTTCTTCCCCAGCTGTTAAGAGCATTAATAAATTCAATTTGATCTTCTTTAGTTTTTTTACTATTTTGAAATTTAGTGATAACATCTTTGTTTTCATTTTCAAAATTTGAAAGTACACTACCAAAGAAAGATTTAATTTTATCAAGTAAACCCTCTTCAACTTTTTCCTCTTCACCTAAGATTTCAGCTAAAAGCTCATCTAATTTAACTTCTTCTTCCTCTTCTTCTTCTTCACCACCCATATCATCCATGTCTTCCATGTCTTCAACTTCAGTTTCTTCTTCTTCAAAATTTTCTCCGGCTTCAATGTTACCAGACTCAATTTCTTGACGTAATACTTTTAAGATAAGTTCTTCGATTTCTTCATCAGACATTTCTTCAAGCATTAAATCTTCTTCAAGTTTGTCTTCAGTTTCTTCTAATTCTTCATAATTCATTTCGTCAAGTTCAGCTAAGATTTCTTCTAGATTAAAATCTTCTTCTAATCCTTCCTCTTCCAAGCTGTAGGTTTCATTAGTCGTTTCTTCGTCTTCAGTCTCATTTAACTTTTCAGCAAATTTTGCCATTAAAGTAGGAGTAAAAGCTTCTTCAAGAGCGACTTTAGCATTCGCGATAGCAGTTTCCTTGATGGTCTTAGCTTCAGCGATTGCTTCTTTAAGCATTTCTCTGTTCATTTTTTTGTCCTCAAATAATTGTTTTGGAAATACGTTTATTAAGAAACGTAATAGATTTTTTTATTAATTCATGCTACATAGTAGATTGGGGTAGCATATTTGAGTATACATATATATAGATTTATGTAAAGTCACCTTTTATAAAAAAGAAATGCCTCTCTTTCGAGAGGCATCAGTCCTAAAATACTATTCTAGGAGAGGTTAAAATATTGGGCAAGTTCCATTAGCACATAATATATCTGTGATAACAGAATTTACTTTTTGATACTTATTAATTTGTTGAGGTGTTTTAGATTCATTCATCATACCTACTTCTTTCATATACGAACCTGGGTTTGAAGGAGTTGATACAAAGTCCCAACATAACAACTCAAAGTCATCTTGTACTTCCATTAATTCACCCATTTGTTTTAATGAGCCCATACCACGTGATGAAACACCTACTGGTATATTATTAGCAAATAAAGCAGCTAATATATTACCTGATGGTGTAGGTAAAATTTCAATCGCACCCATTACATGGTCTCCATCCCACCAAATCTTTTTAATATTGTGAGAAACATTTTTTAAATTGATAATAGATGAGTCTGGGTGGTCTAATTCACCTAATGCTCTATTAGCATTAACACACTCCATATATTTCTTAATCTCACGTTCCCACAAGTCTTTAGAATAGTATCTACCATTCCCATTTTTTACTTCAGCTGTGGCTAAAATACCTTGAACTAAAGGATTACCTGTTGAAGATTTTCCTTCAGCTAATTTAATAGGTTTAGCAGTAAAATATTGGGTTTCTATTAATACTTGTTTCATTAGTCTCTGTATTTAAATTTAAGATGAGCTTCTAATGTGTCTTTATATTCTTTATATTTTTCTGGAAGTGCGTCTATAGCTTTTTTAACGCTTCCTAATTTATCATATAATTTTTCTGAGGCAGTTAAAGCAGCTTTAGGTGGTTCTTTTGCTTCAGCTAATACTTCTTTAATTAAAAGATGAATTTGAGAGCGTAATACTGATTCTTTTAAATCACCATATCCTGATGACTTATGTTTACCTTTAGGTTCTTTTGGTTCACCTAAACCAGGCGCTTCAGTTGTGTATCCTACTCCTTTAATTCCAAACTGTCCATCTTTAACATAATAATTACAATCTTTAGCTAAATTTTTAGCTACAATTGCTCTTAATTCATTTACACTTTTATCTTTATTTTTTATATCACCCATTTCAGTATAGAATCCTTTTAAAAATTCTTCACCAAATACGTTATCATAGTTTTTTTCGTCTTTATAATCATAACCACGAGTAGCCATGTCTGTAACTTCTTTAGTAGTTTCTTTTTCTTCGGCTTTAGCTTCCTTTTCTTCTTTAAGAGCAGTCATATTCTCATTAAAGATAGAATGCCAATCTTGTTTTTTGCCTGTAGTAACTACACCCCAAGTATTCTCATTAATGATACTTCTATTTTTAAGAATTCTAACAGTATCATCAAATGTGTTAACAGGTGATAACATATCTGGAAATTGGCGTAAAGCTGTTTTTAGGAAATAATCTTTATTTCCTTTACCTTCTTTAATAAGGTTATATTGTTCTTGTAGTGTTTTCATTTTTAGTCTTTAAATAATTCAATTATATCATCTAACATAGAACTAGCTAAATCTGTTCCATAAATTGATCTCATTTGAGGGTTATCTCTATATGAGTTTATTGATTCATTTTTAGCTTTTCCTATTAAAGTAATGAGTTCTTTTAATTTACTAGCTAATATATTAAAATCTCCTAATTTACCAGCTATGTATTTTTTAGTTTCATCATCAGCTTGTAACGATGATAAATATGATTCAATATCAAAATGAGGATTTTCTTCTTCCCATAATTGTTTTACTTCAATACCTTTAGCTTTTTTATTAAGTGCTTTCTTATTAACTGGTTTGTAACCAAGTTTATAATAATAAATATGTTCAGCACCCTTAGCACCTTTTTTAGGATTAAAAGCAAATGGAGTAGCATAATTAACACCTGAACCAGCTGTAAATCCAGATCCAGTTCCAGTAGCACTTGTTTCTTTCAAGTGCTTTTTAACTATTTCTTTTATTTTATCTCTTAAACTCATTTTGCTGATTCAAGTTCTTCTAATAATTGATAATATTGAAGAAGATTTACTAGATGATCATCATTAACTTTATCTGTTTTACCTAATGAAGGCAAAATGTTCATAACTTCTTGAATTTTAATTTGAATAGCTTTATCAGTTACTTTTTTATTTAATGCGATTAAAGCCTCTTTAATTTCATTTACTTTAGTATTATAGAATTCCTTTAACTTAGGAGTACTATCAATGCTATTAATAAATTCTTTTAATACTGATTTTTGATTTTTGTTTAGATCAGCATACTTGTCATTAAATTTTTCAAGTAATACTCTATATGTTAGAACACGAATATCTTTATCTTGACTTTTAAACTCTTCTAAGATAGTTTCTTTAACTTCTTTTTTATTAATGGTAGTTTTAGTTAAATATTCTAAAAGAACAGTTTTATTTTCTATAATCTGGTCTGGGTTAGATAAATTTTCACTATTGTATACCTCTAATAATGTAAATAAAGCTGCTTGTGCTTTGTAATTGGGTAATTTAGTTCTAAAGAATTCCTCTAAATTATAATTAGCCTTAATCTCTTTAATTAAGTTGTATTTCTGTCTTTTAAGAGCAGATCTGTTCAAATGTTTTGAACTTTCAATTAAGGTTGACACAACCATATCCGCTTTAGCTTCACTAATATTTCCTACATGTTTAAAGAAACTTTCGTATATTTTGTATTCTTTACCTAATTCAGATTTACTAAAGTATTTCTTTAATATATTTGAAGCTGGGGAATCTTTGCCTGACAATGTGTCAGCTGTTATTTGTCTAACAAGTAATTCAAAGAGTATTCCTGGATTTTTGTACTTCGAGTGTTTAATATTCACTTTGGTATATTTTTATTTATAAATATATGAGGGATTTTTATTCTCGTATTTGAGACTCATCTAATAATGAAGAATCGTCTTTTTTCATTGATATTTTCTTGTCTAAACTTTCAAATAATGGTTTATTTTTAAGCATATTTTCAAGAGCTAATGGTGATCCACCTTTAAAATTATTTTTTAATGATTTATCTTCACCAGTATCATCACCTTTCTTCATACCTTTGTTACCTAATCTATCAGTACCAAACGCATTCTTTTGAGTTCCCATATTTGATGCTTTTTCTTCGGGACGACCTAATTTAAGATCTTCATCATATCCATCAGGTAAACTACCCATTCTACTAGCACCATATAATGTTGCTAAATCATGAGGTGTACCATAAGACTTACCTGATTCTAATGGGTCGTTACCTTCGTTTTCAATTTGTTTCATTCTAAAGATACGCTTTTGATCCTCAGCGATTAAGTCTCTATATTCATCAAATTGATCCTCACTTAAATGGAATATATTATCATAAATCCAATCAGTAGGCAATATTTTAGTTTCAATAATATTACGAGCTAAATCTACTTTTTCCTTCATTAATGCTATTCTTTCTTGATCATAAATGATAGAAGGAGTAGTTAATGACAATTCAAAATTAGTTAATGCTTCATTTCTATATCCTTGAGTGTATAAGTGAACTAAAGCAATTTTATATAATTCTGATAGTATGATCCTTTGAATACGGTCAATTGTACGAGCAAAACGGATATCTTCAGCTGCTAATGTTGCTTTACCTGTTAAGTCTTTTTCATAACCCATGAATGCTTTAGGTATCTTCAAAGCAGCGAATAATTTATCTCTTAAATAATTCACATCTTCAATAGCTGTGTAATCCATTCCTTTAGTAGGTTCAATTTTAGTAGCACTATCATTACCTCTTACTGGGATGTAAAAATCTTCTAATAAATTTTGTTGATTATACTTCATATTATATTCACCTGTTTGAGGGTCAATAAATGGAGTTTTCTTCATTGTATTGATAGTCTTTTGCATGAAGTTTTCTACTTCATTAGGTGGAATTGAACCAACATTAATATAGAAAATACGTTTTTCTGGGGCACGAACAATACGATGGATTAACATAGCATCTTCCATCAAAATGTATTGTTTATATAATTTACGAGCAGGCTCTAAATATGATCTACCATAAGGTAAATAGTTCACATCAGTAATCAATCTGAAGTGAGCCATTTCATAGTTATCAAAGAATATTTTATTATCGTCTTTTCTAGATGATTGAGTACCTTGACCTCCAATTCCATAGTAACCTGAACCACCAGCATAACCATCTGGTGAAAAAGCGAATCTTACTTCAGCTGGTTTTTTATAGTCATAATTTTCTTGTCTTTCAATATGATATGCTGTGTATGGTATAACATTATATACTCCAAATTTTTCAGCAATTTCTAATTTTAAGAAAAAATCACCATATTTACACATTTGGCGAATCCAAGACCATAAATTAAACTCAATATTTAATACATCATAGAATAAGTTGTATAAAATCTTTTGTGTGTCTTCATCACTACTTCTAATTTGAAGTACTTCACCCATATCATTTTTAAGTGTACATTCATCAGCAATAATATCTAAGGCAGAAGAGATAATTGCATCTGTATCCATAGCATCATAGTCTGAGTAGATTTGAGTGCGTAGATATTTCCAGTTAATGTTTAATTGAGCACCAAAAAGAGATGTGCTGTTACTTGAATAGATTCGATTATATCTATCTATAAGAGAATTTGTTTGATATTCTCCAGTCATTTGGATGCTATTAACATCCAATACTTTTAATTCATTTCCTCCAGCATTTCTGATTATTACATCAGTAGCGAATAGTCGCTGTAGCCTTGAAAATACACTAGTATCTGCCATTTTATATTAAATTATACCAATAAATATTACAGTAACCAGCTAATGTCCTCAGTTCCGTGACCGTAATTAATTTGGTATGGATTATTGTACGCGTTTGGGGTATAAGCTCCTTGAGAATTAGGTCTGGTGTTTGATATATTTGATAACATTGCTCTAGCTAAATCAATACCTTGTGATTTATACTTAAGAGCTGTGTCTCTTATATACATTGCTGTTCCAAAACTCATAACTAAGTCGTCATTATAACCTGATTGTGCTTCTGCTTTACCATTTTTCCACACAAACACTTTCATTTCTTCAACTAAACGTTTAGATTGTATAATGACACTTTTATCACCAATATATTCTCTAAACTTATTAATAACTAATGGTCTGGTTCTTAAATTCATTGTAAAACCAGGCACTAGTCTTGATGGGTCGTCTAATCTTTCTAAATAAGATTCTGCAGTTGTTGCTTCAGTTTTAGGAGAATAATATAAATTTCTATATCCTCTTTCCTGAACTGCGTCTAATGTCGCCCATCCTATATTATTATTTTCGATTACTAACAATGCTTCATTATATTCTGTTGCTATTGCTACTAACAAATAACCAAATTCTTTAGGTGATAATTGTCCTTTATATTCACCTACTTGAGTATTAGTATCTATATCAATAATATGAAACGCAGAGAAGTCTTTACTATCTCCTCGAGCAACATCAGCTACAACCATATAACTACGGGTGTAATCTGCTGGTTCCCATATCCATAAGTTACGATCAGCACCCCGTCTTTCCAAGGGATCTTTAATATAAGTTTGAGTGATAAATTCAAGATATTCAGGATAAAATACTACATCACCTGATGTATTAAAGTCACAATCACATTCTTGAGCTGCTAATCTTGGGTCACCTAATAGTTCATCTTGTTTTTTTCTCCAACTTTCATCTCGTTCAGGATGAACATACCATGGTAATTTAATGGGTAAGAATTGGTTTTCACCTGCTTCTGCTCTGACCCATGTCTGATGGAACCAGTTACCAGTACCGTATGGAGTAGATAACACAATTGCTCCTCCCCCAGTGGCTAAGGTTTGTTGAGCAGATGCCCATATCTCAGCAATACCATCAATAAACGCAGCCTCATCTATAATGAGAAGTGAAACTGCTTCAGATCGCCCTGCGTCACCCGCTGCTGATACGGCTTTAACTTGAGATCCATTACTTAGCCGTAATGTTAGTTTATTATTTTCTTCAGCTGTTATTTTTAACCATGAAGGTAAGTTTTCAAACATGAATTTAACTTTCGTTACCATGTTTTTAGCTGTCTCTTGTTTAGTAGCTATACATAAGACGTTTTTATCTTTATGGAATAACATTAACCATAATGAATAACCTGCTACTAATGTTGATATACCTAACTGTCTTGATTTAAGTATTATATCATATGGGTTATCTTTCCATAAATTAAGTACTTTATCTTGGAATGGGTATAGATTGAATAATACTCTACCACGTTGTGGATGTTGGATATAGCAGTATTTACGCATGAAGTGCGCTGGATTAGAGGCGCACTTCAGGTATTCTTCACGAATTATTTGCTTTATATCTTGACTCATAAATAACCATTATTTGTTAGCTTATTTAAGAGCTTCCTCTTTTTTTTCTAAAGCTTTTTTTAGTGTTTGTATCTTTGGTGTTAAATCTTTTAATTTAGCTAAAAAATTAGCTTTTTCTTTACCTTCTGCTTTTTTATACTTCTCAGTAATTTCTTTAAACTCTTTAGTTGCTTTAGCTAATGCATCTGTTATAGTAGCTATACTAGCATTCTTTTTAAGTTCAGCTTTTGAAGGCTTAGCTGCTTTTATTTTAGCATCTTTTTTATCATCTTCATCTTCTTTACCATAAGTATCTTCTACTTCCTCATCTTCTTCTTTTTTTTCTTCTAAAGGAGTTGCTTTATCAATAACTTTACTACCTTTAGGTCCAACTATAGTAGATGTACCTGTTGGATCTTTCGCAGCTGCGTCTTTAGCTGTCTTAGCAGCCGCTGATGGGTTGCTAGCTCCGGCGGCTAGAGCTGCTTGAGTAGCTGCTCCTTCGTCTAAAATTTCAAATATAGTTTCTCTAATTAATTCTTCTAATTCAGTACGTTTCATTATGTTAGGTTTGTGTATAAATATTAAAAACCTAAATAAGATTTAATTTGTTTTATTCTTTCCTCAGTAGTACCTGATATTATTCCAAAGTTTTGTATATTATTCAGATTCTCAGTGATAGTATTTTTAATAGATATATCAATCAACTTACGATAATTAGCATCTGTTTCCCTAACTCCATTATCTTCTATTTCAACTCCAACAGGTGAAACATAGAATATATAATCATATTCCCAAATAAATGGAGCAGCATAATTAGTAAATGCTATTTTATCTTCATCATGAATTGATTGAGCACACTTAGCAAATGACATTACATCAATAACTGTTCTATCAGTAATAACATTTTCTCTCATTAATTCAGAGCAACGCTCAGCTAAGAATATTGTTTGACCTTTTAATGTACTATCAGTATTTAACGGAATACCTAAATCACGTAAATATTTACTACGTTCAGTAGCAAAGAAATAATCTTTAAATTCAGGTAATTCTCTTAACACATGTACGAGTGTACTTTTTCCAACACTCATTGTTCCTGTTAATCCTATTTTCATACTTATAATGTAATAAAAAAGACTTGCATTTGCAAGCCTAATTTGAAATGTTTATAAAAATTAGAATCGTTGCTTAGCAACACCACTTTTATACCATGGAAGACCTACACCACTTTTTCTAGCTTTTTTCCAACTATCTTTAGTGTGTTCAAAACCATTAATAAAATATTCTACTTTTCCATCTGGGTGAATTACAGCTGGACCTTCCCAGTTGTGTAATTTACCATCTTTCATGTAACGTACTACTCCATCTGTTGATGTGTACTTTTTAACTTGTAATGTTGGATCAATTCCCATATGTTTTAATTTTATATTCTAAATATAACATCAAAACTCCACAAGGCCAAACAGAGGGTTATATATTTTCTAAATATTCTACAAAGTTTTTGTACACAACTCGATAAGCAGGACGTGGATCTTTTTTAGCTTCGTTTAAGAGTGACAATATATTTTGATCAGATTCAACTAATAATGACTTAAATTCTGATAGTGCTACCTCAGCTATTAATACATTATCACCTTCATCACCATAGTCTTCTAAATCATTAAGATATAGTTGGATATACTCGTTTAATTTATTTTTGGAATACTTCATATATAATTTTCTTAAGTTTAGACACTACTTCTTTTAATTTCTTAATTTGGCTGTTTAACCACTGTAAACGTTCTCCCATTCTACGACCTTCCATTGGTTTTTCAATGTTAGCTTCGGGGATATATTTAGTTAACGGCTTCATATATTCACTTCCGGTAAGGAATATAAAATTGTCTTTATCCACATTTATACCATGAGATTTCATTTGCTTAACTGTTTCTTCACCCCATTTTTCCTTTTCATCTTTAGGCATTTCCTTAAGAGTTTTATCATAAGGTTCTAATTTTTTAGTTAAAGGAACTAAATGATGTTTAGCTGATAAGATAAACATTTTATCTGGTTTAAGTGACTTACCATACTCTAATGTCTTTTGGAACATTGGAGAAGCAGAATACAGCTCCTGTGCTGGAGCTGCGTGTTTAGTCTTTGATTTGGTACAACTTAAAAGTACTACTTTAGCCATTAATATTGTTTACGTATAAATATTAAGCGAGTACTATCTCTTTAATTACTTCTTTTTTAGATATGTAATTTAAGTGATGAACTAAACAAGGTAATTGTTGTGGGAGTAATTCAGGACATACTTTAGCGAAATGACCTAATAATAATTCAAATGGTATATAACTATTTCTACCAAAATAAAGACCATACTTTTTAGCTTCTATTGCTTTTTTAACTAAATTATAGTTTTTATTAGCACTAGTTTTATGTAAGTCAGCAAACATATTATATAAAGCTATAATGTAGGCTTTTGATGCTTCAAATTCACAGTTAGCTATAATTTCTTTAGCTACTTCCCAATTTTCTATATCAGTACTTTTTAACATTCCATATAAATTTTGGAATATTTCAAAATCAATAACTAATCCTTTATTAATATCTTCATTTACACTTGAGTCAAATACAACTTTTAAATTATGTTTTTTAACATTGTCTAATAAATTAATATAAAATTCT